GACGTTGGAATAAGGCAAATACTATTGACATAATTGAAAATATCAATAGACTGATCTTTAAATGTTATGCCAAGATTCTGGCACTTCTGGGATATCAGAACTTTGTCTATCTGCTCTCCCTTATTAAAGGTCTCTTTAAAGACGCAAAAAATAGTATAATGAACCTCATTGATGAAATCGCTGTCGCTAATAAAAGCTTCAATATCAGCAAATGAAGCTGGGAATCTGATTAGTCCAGATAATACGTATTTTTCTACCTGTAGTGAATATATCGCCATTAAAGTTTGATGTTAAATTTATCTACGAAAAACTGCTCTGTTAGGTTTTTTACTTCATCTTCATAAATCTCCACCAATTGAAACTTATTTAAAGAAAGCCACTTTTCTTTAGCAACGTCTCTCTTAATAGACTTCAAATAGTTTAGACGCGAATCTCCATGAAAGAATTTATTATAAGCAGAGTGCTGCTTTCCATGGACCTCTACAGCTATTCTTAGAGTAGCGTTAACGATATCGACTTTGAGTCGAGATCCGAAAACAGGAAACTCTTCGTAGACAATATGATTTTTCCAGTACTGTTTAAGAAATTGCTTGGTATTAAATTGTACTTTGGATCGAGAAGCAGCCTCCCAATCTATCAAATATTGAGAGACGTTTTTGCTTACAACCTTTCCATATACATTAAAAAGCTTCATTTCTTAAGAGCGCTAATAAACTTATTGAATAGATACTTAGTAATATCTTGATGCTCTTCTAGGAAGTTCTTTAGATTAGCCTCTCCTTGATGCTGCTTTGGCATTTCAAGGCTGTTGTCGGCAAGCTCTTTGATAAGTTCATCAGTGATAGTGATCCAAGCTCCCTTGGCATGAGCGAACTCCCAAGCCAAAAGCTGGTCTACAATCTCGTACTCGACCCAAACGCTTGATCCGTTAGAGCGGCCATACTTAATTGGATAGCGAACTTCTCTGCCAGACTTCTCGTTAGGAGTCTTCTTAAAGACAATCTTGCACCAATGTCCGACTGGATTGCCTTCTCCCTTTGCATTGGCATAAATAAAATCCTTATTCCATCTCTGCTGGAATTCTAGAATCCAGTCTGAATAGTGGAGAGCAGCATTTCCGCCGCTGGCATTAGTGACCTTTGGATCGCCCTTCTCATACGGATTGATCTTAATAGAAGATCTAACCTGAGAAATAATAAAACAAACATGTCCGCGAGAAGAGAAAGCCGCAGCCATCTTCCTCAAAAGATCAGAGGTGAGCAATGCCGCTCCAGCGGTTTTATTCGCTTCGGTGGCGGACTTCGCCAAATCGTTTCTAGGAACCAATGCGTCTAGACTGTCGATAATAAAGAAATAAATATTCCCATCATCGTTATCTTTGATGAGTTCGCGCATAGTGTCGGTAACGAATTCGTAGTCGTTCGTTGGGATCACTCGCCACTTGCTTGGATCTGTATTGACGCCAGATCTCGCAACCATATTTTCGCTCAAGCGCCCTTCAGATTTAATATAAATGATGCAACCCTTTTCCGGATGCAAGAGCTGAAAATTACGAGCAAAAGATAAAGCGTTGCTGGTTTTTCCGCCTTCAGTGATTCCTGAAGACCTGATGATACCGGGGTGGATTCCGCCACCCATTTCGATATCTAAAGTAAGGCTTCCGCTGCTTACAACATAATCAATATTATTGTCAAAAGCGTAGTGGTGGTCTTTGTTTCTATTAAGAATGCTATCCAGCACCTTAAGCTTGCCTGAAGAATTTGAAACCTCGGCTTCTTCTTGGACTTCTTTTTTTGGTCTTGCCATATTATTTATTGTTGAAAATATTTAGAAACTGCTTGAAAGATGTGGGTTTTAAAACGACCTCAGTTGGAGGCGCGACAGGATTATCTTCTAAAACTATCTCCTGCTTTTCAAAAGAAAGAGATTGATACTTTTTGATATCGTTTAAGAATTTTTTTCCGTTGTCTCCCAGAAACCAAGTCAGAGAAGAAACTTTCGTCCTTCCATTGAGGCTCATCAACCAATCAAAGCTATATTCTTTTATCAACTTTGTTGCAATCCGCATTTCATTCGGCCAATTGCAAGATTTAGTATCTGAAAGAAATAAAATAATAATCTGCTGCTGCTGACTTAGCTTTCTCGGTTTCTTCGTTTTCGCAGTCATCGCTCCAACTATGCGTGGTTACGAGGATTTGTCAAGCAAAGAGATGTCGTGGGCCACCATTTTCTGCACCAAGCTCTTGAAATCAACCTTTGGCGACCATCCAAGCTCTTGTCTGGCTGGAGTTGAGTCTCCCATCAGCAGATCTACTTCTGCTGGCCGATAAAATTTTTCATTTATCTTAACCAAAGCAGAAGACACCGGCTCTTTTGAAATAGCATATTTTGTAGAAACACTGTACTCTTCATTAATTCCTGAGCCGTGCCAAACTCCATCGATTCCGGCTTCTAAAAATGCTAGTTCTACAAGTTCTCTAATAGAATGAGTTTCATTACTAGAAAGAACATAGTCCTTTGGAGTCTCTTGGTTAAGCATCTTCCATACTCCATCTACAAAATCTTCGGAGTCAGACCAATCTCTTTTAGCGTCTAGATTTCCTAAATTAATTGGCTCAAAAGCTTTGTCATTTTTTATAGCGTTATATATTCTTGCTACACCTTTTGATATTTTTCTGGTTACAAATTCTTCTCCTCTTTTGGTTCCTTCGTGATTGAAAAGAATGCCGTGAACAGCATATAAATTATAAGATTCACGATATACTTTCACTAGGTGTCTTGCGGAAGCCTTGCTTGCTCCATAAGGGCTTCTTGGTCTAATTGGATGCGTAATATTCTGAGGAGCATATTGCACGTCTCCAAATTCTTCGCTAGAGCCAGCGGAATAAAAGCGACATTTTGGATTAAATCTACGGATTGCCTCCAAGCATCTCAATACGCCGGTTGCATTAGCGTCAAATGTTTGGATGGGAATTTCCCAGCTACATCCCACAAAACTTTGAGCGGCAAAGTTAATAAAAAAATCTGGACAGATATCCCTAACCAAAGCGTCTAAACTAACGCTGTCAGAAAGATCTCCATAAACAAATTTAAATCTGGAATCATTAATAAATTTAGAACAATTGACAAAATTAGGATTTGAAGCTCTCCTTATCATACCGTATATTCTATAGTTTGTATTATTTAATAAATACTCAACCATATTTGCGCCATCTTGGCCAAGAACTCCAGTTACTATTATTTTATTTTCTTTGTCGCTCATAATTTTTGAAAAATAACATTTATATTATCTGAATATGTTTCTTTATATTCTATTTCTTCCATTGTTTTTATTAAATTAGCATATCCGCAGTGACCATATTCTACAACAAAAATTTTGGGGTGCAGACTTGCTGGTAGTTGTGATAGTTTAGATAGAACTTTTATTTCATGGCCTTCTACATCTAAACTAAACAAATCTATGCATTTATCGATCTTAAACTTGTTAAAAAGATCGGGCAGAGTATATGTTTCAACTTCAAATTTTTCAAAGACGCATTTTCTTTCATTTAATTGACTTAAGTGTTGCTCAGTGTGTTCTAAAGAGCCGTTTCCAAAATGCCCGTTATAGTGTGATACATCTGGAGCTATGGCTTGAGTAAAGATTTTTTTTCCTGTTTGATCAGATAAAGCTGCTTTTATATTTAGATCAGTTTTTCTGTTTTTTTGCAATTCTAAAAATATGTTTGGCAACGGTTCTATATTTACGCCGCTCCATCCAAGATATTTATTAAAAAACAAAGTATTAGAATCAATTACTCCATCGAAAGCTCCACATTCTAAATAAAAACCATTTTTCTTATTCTTAAATATTTTTTCGTTTAATACTGCGTCTATTTTTAGTTGGCCTGAGTACATATTATATCCATCTTTTATTTACAAACCCATACTGAGAGGGATGATAAATTTCAAGGTCTCTATCTAAAAGAATTTTGCCATTTTTATTTTTAATTTTTTGACATAACTCTATAAAACAATTTTTGCCAAAGTTTACACCTTGCAAAGCTTCTGAGCGCATTAAAGCACAAGATCCAATAGAATTCATCTCTAAATATCTGTTTTCTTTTTGCAGATTTTGATTATATGGAGGTTCATTTGTCCATTTTGAGCCATCTGAGCATTCATATCCCCAAGTATCATAAAACACTTTGCTTCCATTAACGTTAATAAAAACAATTGGAGATAAAATAGATATACTTTTATCTTCATCCATTTTAGAGATTAATTTGTAGATAGTCTCTGGATCTGGCATCAAAAGGTCAGATTCTATCCATAAAATATATTCAGAGCCAAAACATTTGCCAACTTCTAAAACGGCATTACCAATCAAAGATAAAATCCAATATCTTTTTTCGGAACTCTCTGATGCTATTTTTATTTCTTCATAATTTTCAAAAAATTTTATGAAAGTTATGTTTGGATTTATTTTCTGGTGAAATCTTAAATGCTCTTCAGTTCTATCTTTAGACTTATTCTCTAAAACTACTATTTGAGGATTTAACTCAGATTTATTAATTTTATTAAACGAGCTTACTTGACTTTCAATTTGATCAAAAAATTTATTTACATGGTTGATTGGAGCGCCGCACCAGTGGACCGAATCTCCAAAATATGAACATATTGTTAATTTATTTTTCATAGGTTTATAGAGTCCCATTCTGGTTGCAGTGATCTATCATCTATTATGTAATCATAAGTTGGCTTGCCGCATAATAGTAAATCATACTTAAACCCATGTTTGTCTAACCAGTATTTTGTTGCGTTGTATTCGTTCCATCCTCTGGCTGTGAAAAATATTATTTGATGACCATTATCTTTCATTTTATTTATTTTTTCTAGGGCTTCTGGGAATGGTTCTGCAAGGACTTTTTCAAAAGTTGGCTTTTCTTTGCAGATAGTTCCGTCTATATCAATGGCTATTTTCATTTTTGCGTAATAAAATACCTAGTCCAATGGGGAAATCTTGATGCCCACAAATTACTGAATTGACTATTTCTAGATTTTTGCTTTTGCTAAAAAGCAGTCTTAAGCTTTCTAGATTAATAAACCTCCAAAAATCATATGGGTTTGAATGCATTTTAATATTACAAGGGACAGTTAGTAAAATATGTCCTTTGTTTTTTGTGATTCTATATATTTCTTCCGCAGCTAACCATGGCCTTTCAATATGCTCTAATACTTCAGTGCATATAATGAAATCATAGCTATCGTTTTTTATGAACTCCATGCTTTCAGCAGAACCAAAATATGTTAATAAATTTTTTATAGAAGAATCTATACCTATGGTGTCTATTTGGCAATTAGATTTGTTTTTCAAAATTTTTGTAGAAGAAAAATCTGGATCAAAAGATGGTCCTATTTCCAAAGTTTTTTCAAATCTTTCTACGTTTTTAAAGCAATCCATTGAAAAGTTCCAGATAGCGCATCTCCATTGTTGGAGTCCCGGATAGTCATCTCTTACAGGAAAGTCTGAAATATTTTTTTTCATTTTATTAAATATTAAAATAATTATCTTCTAGAGATCTTCTTAGCAAAATTTCTTTTATGGGATAGTTTTGCTGAAAAATAGGCTCATTTGTTACATACTCTTTTTTTATCATGTCTATCATATCTAGACCAGCTTCTATGCTAAAACTAGATCCGCCTCCAAGTCTCGCATTAATCTCAAAAAGATAAGGAGAGTCATCTAATTGAGAAATCATATACTGCATACAAATTGGACCTTTTAAATGAAGTTTCTCTCCTATAACTTTAGATATCTGAATAAGATAATCTATGTTTTTTATTTTACTATCAATTACCTCGC